TACACCAGCTAGTACACCAGCTAGTACACCAGCTAGTACACCAGCTAGTACACCAGCTAGTACACCAGCTAGTACACCAGCTAGTACACCAGCTAGTACTAGCACCGGCACATCGACAGGAACGGTGGCTGGTACAGCGGCAGGATTAACTGGATTAGGATTATTAGGAACAACACCAACATTAGGAGGCATCCCGTTGCCAACAGCTAAGACAATTAAGGGTACGCAGATCGCCTCACCGTTGGCGTCAAGGTATGATATACCGGTAGAAACGTATCAACAACCCACGTACAATCCACAGTCTTTAGCCGAAATTCAAAACGCTAAAGAGGGCGGACTAATGCACATGGCTGAGGGTGGCTTTCCTGCGGCTCAAGGCTTAATGAAGGGCCAACACGTTGGACACTCTAACCTGTTTGGTCTGCACGGAGCACAGCTAGCCGTCGCACCACACTTAGCAACTGGTGGCGAAATGGCTTTTGAAGACCGCACGCTACCAGAGGGGCACAACCCACAATTCTTTAGCGAGGGTGGATTGAACGCCATCCATCACCGCTACGTAACTGGTGACGGAGACGGTACTAGCGACTCTATTCCAGCGATGCTAGCAAACGGTGAGTTTGTTATTCCCGCTGATGTGGTATCATCACTGGGTAACGGCAGCAACGATAGTGGCGCCAAGGTACTAGACGAGTTTTTAAAGACTATCAGAGAGCACAAGCGTAAGGCAGACGCTAAACATCTACCACCCGACAGCAAGGGCGCGTTGGGTTATCTATTAGAAGCAAAAAGAAAAGCGAGAGCATAATGGCAACAACTGGATCTTCTGGATTAAACAACGCACTACAAAGCACTGCGGTTACTCAGACCACACTGCCAAGTTGGTACGACACAGCCCAACAAAATATTATTAACCAAGCTGGTACTGCGCAGCAAGCCGCACCACAGTTTCAGAACACTGCTGCTCAGGGCGCGGTTAACACCCTGCAAGGTGCTGCTAATCCATTTACGCAGTCTCAGGGAACACTAAACACGATTGCTCAAGGAGCTGCTAATCCTTGGATTACTGACCCGACTACTGGCGCCGTAACACCAAACACCAACACTGCCTTAGGTGGTTTGTTTTCTGCTCAGCAAAACCAACTAAACACCATGCTGCCCTCGCTTACCTCAGGCGCAGAAGGTGCAGCAATTGGCTCGGGTAACTTTGGTAGCCTACGTGGCCAAACAGCGGTTGACACCGCTAAGACACAAGCCCTCGCTAACTTACAAGCTCAACAAATGCAGTCCGCGTTACAAAACCAGCAGACCGGTGTTTCTGCGGCCACTGGTTTGGGTAACGTGGGTGCACAGGGTATTACTTCTGGCCTAACCACCGGCGCGGCGCAGATGAACGCCCCGTTCCAAGGTGTAACTAATTACGCCAACTTAGTAAACTCAGTAAACGCACCAACTACTGCATCACAACAAACTCAAAACTCTGCGCTGCAAGCTGCTACTCAGCTTGGCACTGCATTCAATGGTGGTTTATCTGCGTTAAACAATACTGCAGCCGGTAAGAGCCTTCTACAGTCTTTAGGTTTGGATAAGTTAGTAGCCGGTAGCGCAACAAGCGGAGCATTGCCAAGTGGTGTTCCAACTGGCGCCACTTTAGACCCTAACCAAAGTGGAAACTACATCTATAATGGTCAAACATATAAACCGGACGGAACGTTAATTGACACTAGCGGTAGCGTGTCTTCCGGTGGGGCTAATGCTATAAACGCAACAATAGATCCAAATACAGGTAACGTTTCAACAGATTCAAACCAATCTGGATCTATTTATGACCCTAATGCTTACGGTGCAGGTTAATAGGAATAAATTATGCTAGAAGATAATCAACCAGGATTAGATAGTTTAAGTGGTGGTACGGTTCAGGTAAAACCCACAACTGCACCGGGTATGCCAAGCGTTGCTGGTACTGTGCCACTTAGCCCGGCTCAAACTGCAGAGCTTGTAGCTAACATGCAAAAAATGATGGGTGAGCGTACTGGCTTTTTGCCAACGCTTATGGGCGGTTTTAAAGATGCGCTAGCTGTCGGCCAAGGCGCTGGTGCAACTGCTGAACGTGATCGTCAAAAGCTTTTAGAACAGCAACAATTGTTAGGTATGCAAAACACCATTGCAAGCTACAAAGCATCTGCAGAACAAAACGAAATATCTAAAAAGCGTTTTGAAAACTTAATGTCTGGCACTGGAACCATTCCGGGTGTTAAGGGAACCCCTTCACAACAATCTAGTATTTTAAATGATCCAGATGTTAAACTTCAGTTAGCTAATACACAAGATTGGGATTATACCACTAAAGAAGCAATTTTACGTGAAGCGGCTAAAACACATTTTGGCTATTCTGCTAAATCACAATTTGATGCGCCAGCTAACAAACAAGAAGATACTTGGTTTGGTCCGCTTAACAAGACTTTACACATTTCTACTAACGAAGCCAATGCGTACAAAGCTACTGGCGAACTACCTATCACCGTTAATGAAGCTGATCGTAAAGCTGCAAAAGCTTTATGGTCACAACAAAACGCTGCACCAACTACTACCACTGCTGCTCCTACAATGCCGGGAACTGCAGTTAAAACTGCCACAGATCTTAACATACCTATTATTAGTGGTGATCGTGATATTGCCAAACAAACTGATTTAAAACAAGCAAGTTTGCAACCTGGCTACAAAGGACCACCTGTTGCAGCTCCAGGAACTAGTCAGCATGAGTTTGGTAATGCAATTGATATTGAGCCTAAAGATTACGCAGCTGCAAGAGCCGCCGGGTTTATTCAACCATTCCCACAAAAAGATCCTAACCATTGGGAATTACCGGGAGCTAGAACTAACGCACCAGCTGCAGTAGCTAAACCTACAGTAACCCCACCACAAACAACTATTCCAGGTCAACGTGCGGAATTACAGGCAACAACAGCTCCGGTTCGTCCTCAGTTCTCGGGCCCAGAAGAAGAGAAACAATGGGTTGCTAGAGAAAATGCAAGACAAATGGCAATTATTGATGCACTCAAAGCTGAAAAAACTCGTGGAGCTGAAAAAGCGGGTGATCGTCAGGCGGCCATGATTGATAACGCAGAAAAATCAAGACAAATGGAAGACGCAGCAGATGCTATTATTTCGATTGCTTCTAATCCTAAATACCAAAACATAACTGGTATTGCTAAACAAGGTATTATCAGTAGCTTTCCTTCTGCACTTGCTAACATACAACAATTTCGTGGTAAGAGTGAAAAGGATGCTGAAGAACAAGCAGCAAAATGGCTCTCTTCTGAAGAACAAAGTGTTCGTGATATTTTAGCAACACAGGCAGCTCAATTAGGTGTTGATTACGCAGCGCAAATTTTCCACGGTGCTCGTATGGGTATTGGATTGGAAAACATGGCTATGCGTACCAAAGGTGTTGGTCCTGAGTATTTACCAGAAACCAATATTATCAATGCTAAAGTTATTAAAGAAGGTGCTATATTTAATAGAGCCAAAAAACAACTTTGGGTTGATTGGAAAGCAACTCATGGTGGCGATAGCGCAAGCTACGCTGACTTTGAAAATGACCCAACATACAGAAAATTGGAAGACGATACCCGTGGTAAATTAGCTAAAATAGCTCCAACTATTTTCAAAGTAAACGACGATACCAGAACAGATGGTAAAACCTTTAGTCATGTAACTACACCAGCAGCATCATCTAAATTTGACGAATTCCGTAAAAAGGGTCAGTAATGGGCGATACGTTCGACTATAAAGCATCTCTAGAAAAATATGGCCCTGAAGAAACCGCAAAGTTTCTTGCAGAACAGCACGGTATTGATCGTGATGCTTACTTAAAATCAAACCACACTGATGAGGATTTTATCAATGAGTTTGGTCCTAAAGTACTACCGGCGCCACAACAAACTCAAGAACAGCCGGTTGGTCGTTCTAGTGACGTTAGCCCAGTTGCTGGTGCTGCGGTTGGTGCTTTGGCTGGTATCCCAGTTGGCGGAACAATTGCTGGCAAATATACGCTGTTTGATACGGCTAAATCTTCTATGCCGCTTATTAAAGCTTATTTGGAATCAAAAAAAGAAAAGTTTGCTGGCGCACCAAAACCATCTGTTGAGGTTATCAATCCAAGCACTGGTTCTGCGGTTAGTCAAGTTGACGAAGCTTTAACTAAAGGCTTGTCTAACGAAATATCACAACAAACTAGAACAGCACAACGTGCAGCCGCTGCAGAAGAAGCAGCAAAAGTTGCAAAAGGTGCTGGACTTAACCCGAGTAGACCATTAATAGATTTTGGTAATCCATATGCTACTAAAGCTGGCATTATTATTGAAGGGGATACCGCTAGAAAATTGGCTGAAGAGGGTGTGCTTAATCGCCCTCCTCCGCTAACCAAAGCACAAGAAGAAGCTAAGATTGTTGCAGAAGCCCAAGAACGTGCAAGACAATACCTTGCATCTAAAGGTGTTGCTGAAACTGCTGAAGCAACTCCAGTGGCTAAATCGTTGCTCAATAAAACTGGTGATGTTGCTAAGTTCATTGGCTCCCCAACAGGTGTTGGTGGCAAAGTTTTAAATACTGTATTGCCGGTAGCTTCTTTGGGCGCGGCGGGTATGGACTTTGCTGATGCGTATAACCGCTGGCAGCATGGTGATAGATCTCGCGCTGTTATTAGTGCGCTAGGTGGTATTGGTTCTGCTATGACAGTTATTCCAACACCGCTTACTCGTGGTGTGGGCACAGCATTGTCTTTAGGTGCTCCGGCTATTAACTATGCAATTGATAAGACTTATGGTCGTTCTGGTTACGCACAGGGTGGTGCTGTTGCTCCAGCTAACTATTTAGCCGAAGGAGAGCAACCAGAACCTACACTGGGTCAAGCAGCCACCAATATTTATCAAGGGCTTACAAACCCAAAACAGTTGGCCGCAACCGGAGAGGCTCTAGGAAGACTTAGACAATCCATTCCGGGTGTGGCTGAATCTGTAGTTCGTGGTGCTGTAGCAGCTGTTCCTGGAGTGTTTGGTGACATTGAAGAATTGGGTCGTACGGGTATTAACGCGTTTCAAACCAATTTGGGAAAATTAACTGGTACTAATCAGGGTATGGTTTCTCCTGAAGCAAAACTACCAACAACTCGTGATATTTTAAATTACGTTCCTCGCATGACACCAACTCACGAAGGTGCACAAACGCTTGAAGATGTTGGTTCATTTATTGGTCCTGGAATAGGTGGGCTGGCTAAAGATACTGCTATGCTAACCAAAGGTTTGCCGGTTGGTTTGTCTATCCAAGATGTTAGCAAAGGTCGTGTATTTGCGCCTAAGAATGAATTGGGTGCGTATTCTGCTTTGGAAGAAGCTGCGCTTAACCTTAAGCAAAACAAAGGCACTGGCGATCAACTATACAACATGCTTGTCAAAGAGCCGGGTGTTAAGCAAGAAGAAATTCAGCACCGTGGTTTAGATGCACTGCTTAAAGGCAATACAGAGCCAGTGACCAAAGAAAGCATTTTGGCTCATCTACAAGAAAATCCCCCACACAAAATTACCGAGACCAAATTAGGTGAAAACTATGCTGGTGAGCGTGAGCCAGACTACGATACTGCTATTGACAATTTTCATAATGATTGGCGTAATGCTGAATTAGATGATGACGCTATGAATGCTGAATACAATTATCGTAGATACGATGATACGGATTGGCATGACCAGCGTAGACAAGAATATAAGGAAGAGCACGGATTAGATGATGAAGCTTTTGATGCAGATCCAGCTCACCAAGAAAACGTAAATGAAATTATTGCCCAAGATGCTCAAGCTAGCGCCGAGGATTATGGTCCTTATGTAATCCGTCATCGTAACCATGATTATGAAATTCGCGGCAATAATTGGGGCGATATTGAATTGCATGGCCCAGAAGGACATATTGATAATTATCGTAATATAGATGAGGCCAGACAAGCTGCAGCTTCACACGCTTTAGACCACGGTATCATTGAGCCAGAATATTATGATGAGGGCCCTGGTGCGTCTCAATATCATGGTTATGTGGGCTCAGGAAACGGTAACTATGAAGAGCAACTGTTCCATTATGAAAACCCGGGAACTCGTTATGATGCACCACACTTTCATGACGACAATCAAAATGAAAATCTGCTGATGCACATGCGTCGTCAAGATGCTGAGAACCCGTTGGGTCAAAAACTACTAAAGTTAGAAGAACAGCAATCTGACTGGCATCAAAAAGGTCGTGACAAAGGCTACCACAATCCAGCTATGGATCAAATGGTTCTTGATTTAAATGCTGAAAAAATAAGGGCATTGGAAGATGCTAAACCTTGGACAGACCAAGGGAAAGATGCGCCACAGGAAATTCAAGACAGATTTACAGCTGCAGATGAAAAATTGCAAGTATTAAAACGAAAATTATCTAGTGTGGTTCCAGATGCCCCCTTCAAAAAGAACTGGAATGAGTTTTTAATGAAGAAAGCGTTGCATGATGCTGCTGTGGGTGGTTACGATAAGTTGGCTTGGACAACAGGAAAAACCCAAGCTCAACGTTATAACAAAATGTTAGCTGATAATGTTAGTGAAATCCACTATACAAAAACACCACAAGGTCATTATGTAATTGCATTCAAAAGACCTGGTGAAACATCATTTACCCCGTACCAAAATTCAATTGGTGAAGATGCACTAAAAGACCATTTTGGTGAGCATATTGCTGATCAAATTAAAAATAACACTGGTGAAACAATACCATACTTAACCCACCATCCGGAAGGTACTGCGGCTCTTCGTGATATGGGAACTTCAGGGTATCATTTTAAAACTCCGGGAGAGATGGAAACTTTTACGGGTTTTGGAAACTCTCCTGAAGAAGCTAAAGCAGATTTAATTAAAACCATTCCAAGACTAGCAGATAAACATATTATCAAAGGTGAAAATATGTCCTTTGGTTCTGGTAAAGGTATGCAGGGCTTTTATGACAAAATGCAAGCTGATTTCTTAAACAAGTTTGCTAAAAAACATGGTCAAAAAGTACACCAAGATCAAGTGCTTGGTAATATGAATCCTGAGACTGTTAATGCGTTGACCATCACTCCTGAGATGCGAGCAGAACTCATGGAGCGTGGTTTCCCGATGTACAAAAAAGGTGGTATTGTTAAAAAGTAATCACTTCTTATAACGCTTACTAACCCAGCCCTCTGCGGCTAGTGGAAAGTCAGGCGCCCATGATGGCGGTGTGGTCATAATGTACATGACATCATTCTCCAGCGCTTCTTCTGCTTTATCTTCATCAAATAGGAGCAACACCTCATCATGGATAGAATTGATTATCTCATAGCCATTCTTTTCCAAATTGAGCATTGCATTAGCCAAGAAATCTCTCGCTGTACCCTGAACTGCAGATTGGAAGATACTACTACCAATCAAAGTATTTCTACTCCATTGACGAGTATAGGTGTTTTGGCTATGAACCGTGACACCCATCTTTTCACTACCCCATGGTGTGGTGAGCAACTCGAGCTGTGGCCTTTGCCAGCAGATCAAACGACCTGACGGTAGTTTCATCCATAGTACATTTTTCGCCATCTTCAACACCAATTTACTTCCCGCTTGAAACGGTATACCGGGATTCTGAATTGCGTCAGTCGCAGCAGCTTCGCATGCTGCCCAAAGCCATTTCACCTTTGAATATGAACTGCGGTAATTATTTACTGCGTTCATGGCTTCTCCCTCCGTCAGTTTGACCCCCATCCCCTCAGCATACTTAACAAGACCTTTAGCTCCTTGACCAAACATCGCACCGAGGACAGCTGATTTGCTGATCTGACGTTGATCCTTCGTGACTTGATCATAGCCGATTCTATACAGGCTTTCTGCAGCAAAGACTTTATACTCATCTAATCCCTTTCTAAACAGTTCAACTTTATCTTTTTGCCCAGCCAAGTACACGCCAACTCGGTTTTCAATTGAGCTAAAATCCACGTCAACGAAGGTCTTGCCTTGTGGGGCCACGATCGCGGATCTGACGAGGCTTGATAATTCTTGCATCGTACCAACTCCTTCATTAAATACGCTTGGTATTGCAAGTTCAATTTCTTCATCCGAGATTGTGGGACGAGCAATATTTTGTAGATTGAGCCCACCACGGCTCGCCCAGCGGCCAGTACTAGCGCCATGATATACCAGTGTATTCCTAATCCGTCCTTCACGTTGTATCTCCATCATCTTAGCGTACTTAGCCACGCTAGTTTGGCTTCCTTCTTGGCGTAATTCTAACACACGACGCACAGTGCCCTTTATGTTAGTATCCACTAACTTAGCTGAAACGGTCTCGGCGGTCATATCGTCAATCAACAAACCCCTATCACGTACCCACTTAAGCAATTTAGCCCTCTCAGACGGCTTACAACCGGTCAAGGCGACGCATTCATTGTCGATGGCATCCTGTGCCCTTACCACAGCCAAGACAGCGTTATGGAGCTCCTGTGGATCGACTGGTACGCCTCTTAGGTTGATGCGCTGGGTGAGGTACCAGATCTCCTGTTCGGAGGCTGTAAGGGGCCTTAAAACGCTTCCTATAGCCATTTCTGTACGTACGTCTTGGGAGCAATAACGGAACAACTCTTCCATAAGCATAGGATCGTTATTAAACTTTCCGTCTTTTTTGGGTTTACAAAGTTTTTGAATTAAAAATCTGCCACGGGGGTCTTTTTGGTGTTCTGCATCCATAAACACGCCAGCATCATCCAATGATTGTGGTATGTTATTGGCCGCGGCAATAGCCATGGAGTCAATGCACTGCTCCAGCTTTAGTGGTGGCCAGCCGTACTTAGGCACACAGACGCAGTTCCAGATGGCGTACTCGAACATGGCGTTCCATGCTTGGATTTTGCCACCGCGTTTGACGTGCGCCAACAAAAACATTAGGTCTTCGTTTGAGGGGTCAACTCGGGGTTTTGTAACAATAACGGAATCGGTTGCAGGGTTACCGAACGCAATACACAACACTTCTGTTGTGTCGTCGTTGGCGTAGATGTCTAGCCCTTGGTCGACTAGGTCGATGTGGCTGCGTGTTTCAAAATCAATGCTATAAATCATAAATGCTCCTTAGGCAAGCCAACGTATTGGCGGTTTTGTTGACAATAGTTTACAGTATAAACATATTTGTTGACATATGTCGAAGAAAATTAATTTTATCGACATGTTTGTTGACAAAATCTTACATCTTTACATTTTTTCCTACAAAACAGTACTTTAACATACTTTTTTATACATAAAAAAGGGGAGCTATGCAAGCCTCCCCAATATCACCACCATGTGATTCTATCTATTACCTGTTGCTTTTCGCTGTTTGATAGGCGTGTCCAAGCCGCAATTTCATCTCTTGTTCTCTTGCAACCTTTGCAAACGCTAGAGAAGTTGAGCTCGCATTTTCCCACGCAAGGACTTGCCACGTCCATGCTAGGTTCCAATTGAGTAGATTGAGTGGAGGACATGCCCACGGACTACTCCTTTCCATGTTCAATCCTGTGGCAATTAGCACACAGCAAAATACACTTATCCAGTTCCTGTTGTATACGTTTTTAACTATAGTGCATTAATGATCCGGGATCCGCTTTTTTACCCGCTGAATCTATATGATGAAAATCATAAATGCCCCGATGCTCAGAAACAATACCACAGTGTGCGCACTTACCCCCAAGATACTCAATTGCTTTAAGTTTGTTTTTAACTCTTCGCTCTTGAGTTTTCTTTTTGTCCTGCGCCGCCAATTTTTCTTTATTGACGGCGCGGTACTTACGCATGTACTCTTGTTTTTCCGGAGTTATCATTATATTTCGCAGTGGCCGGAACTACACGCAAGAGTTTGAGCACCTTCCACATTGTCTGTTTCTTCCTTAAAAATACTCCAGTCAAGTACAGGCATTTTAGCTTTAAGCTCTTCATACTCCTGTTCTGTACAGGTTGTATAAGGTGCTTGCTTATATGTACCATTATCCATTGGTAAAAAAGATACACCACTCATTTCATTAAAATGCTCCCAAACCCAAGCACCCACCGCAGGCCAATCATTTTCATTTACAGAAACTGTTACCGATGGTTTATGTTCACAAAAATGTCTTTGATATGTTAACCACAACCCCAAATGATTAATTGAGCTTACTTCGTCTCTGGTGATTCCGTCTGGGGCTTTGATTGGGAAGCTAAACACAGTTGTCTGAGTTGGCTTGTAGACACAGTCCTCCGCTGGAACTCCTTGACTAACCAAGAATTGGCTGAGAGGATCCTTTTTATCTCCGCGTACTCTGCGGATGTAGTATTTAGCGTGTCGTGGGTGGATTCCCGAAGCTGAGTCAACAAGCTGTGATACTGTGCCACTTGGTTTAACACATGTAATTGCAGCTGATTTAGGGATTCCAAGGATTGCAGCAAACTGCTCATTTGCCTCTCTTGCTGCCAAGCGGAGCTCTGCGAGGAGTTCATTTAACTCTTCCCCTTCGGTGGTGAGCAAAGGGTTGTCGTAGATGCCTGTAAGGGAAACGCCAAGTAAGCGCTCCTCTTCAGTATTACGTTGCCACACTTTGCGCAGGTAGGGGAACTTTGTGAAGGTGGCTTGGATTGTACCAAGGATGGCGGCAAGCCGCACTTTTCGCAATAAGGTTTCTTTGTTGTCATCATGTCTCACTACACATTCAGATAAATTACAAAATTGGTATGGTCGCAGAATGATCTCTGAGCACGGATTACATCCGAACTCAAAACCACTATCTCTATTCCCGTATTTTTCAACAACCTTTTTAGCAGCCTCCCGATTAAATATGCCTCGTTCACCGGAATGGGAGTTGTAAAGTGACAACCACTCTTCCATGAATTTTCCGACAGTAGGTATTTCGTTATACACCGCACTATTGTTCGCAAGGGCACGATGCGGTGCTGTGTCCCACCAAGGTCCTGCTTTAGCATGGCGAATCCTTTCATCATCAAGATCAGACAACGAGATCATTGCAGAGCGACGTACGCCACCCACCACAACCACCTCACCAATTTTACACATTAAGTCGTGGCACTCCAATGAATTTAAGCGACGGCCTTGTGCATGTTTAAAAGTATTAACAGTAAACTTAAATAAATCAATCAGTGGTTCCGGCCCGGAAGCTCTTCCACCAAAAGTTTTGAGTCGTGCTCCGGCAGGTCTAACATTGCTGACGTCCCACTTTGGAATTTCTCCGGCCCAGAGGTGGGCAAGAAGTAAACGTAATGATTTTGCCCATCCTTCTTTGCTATCATGTACTGCAATGGTGTGGTCTGACTCAAATAGTTTTTCTGGCACCTCGGGCAATTGTGTAATGTATTTGGACTCGACTGAAAATCCAACTCCAGTTCCGCAGAGCAAAATAAACATAGCTTCGTCGAAGCTCTTGGGGTCATCCACTGGGAGATAGCTGCAGTTATAGACGCAAGTATTGTCACGATCGGCACTCTTTCCTGCAGTCATCATGGCTCGCATGGACGGCATAAGTTCTAGGTTATAAATAGCACTACGTAATTCGGTTTTTAATTCTGTGTCTTCGCTAATCGCTGGTGTGCGACTAAAAATATAATTTACATAGCGGTCTACTGTTTCACCCCATGTTTCTCTACGGGCTTTTTCGTCTACGAAACGGGCATAGCGGCTGGCGGCAATGTATTCTTGATACTGATCCATTTATTTTCTCTATTGTTGTATGGTTGGTAAAGGGCAAAAAAGGGAGGCCGCAGTTTCTACGGACACTCCCTGCACTACGATAATGTGGGTGGGAAAGACAGTTTTTTTAGTCGTTCGTCTTCGAGTACTTGAGCTGAATAGTGTCAGCCTTTCCCATAACTACTTAGATTGCAAAATCTGCTGCAGCGGAAGTTGCTCCGCCTAACTTCTCTCCGTCCTCTAATTTTTGGACGTTATTCAAACCGCATGCAATACCTTTAGAACCAGCTGCATTGTATGGGTAGAATGTAATTGATGCACGGCCATAGCAACCGCTGTAGAACTCATTCATATCCATAATAGGATTGAGGTCTTGGTCTACAACACCAGGCTTTTGAGCTGAGTTTGCGTTAATAAAATAGCAACCTGCGTATGCTGGATCATCACGCTCTTCATCACCATCACGTAAACCACCTTTTAAACCTTTTGGAACAGAACCACCAAAGAAGCTGGCTGCAGCTGTCTTGGTATCTTCAAAAGCTTTTTGCAACTTAGCAATAGTTTCTTTATCAGATTTAGGAATAATAAGAGAGATAGAATACTTTGGTTCGCCACCATTCATACCAGCTTTTGGTGAAAAAACGTTGGCATAAGAAAAACGAACTTTGCCTGTTACTACTTTTACTTTGGTGCTTTGTACCATGATTTGTTACCTTTTTTACGTTAGAACTGGTCTTCAATCGGGGCCAGTTCGTCTACCCGTACTGCAAGTATAACATAACTTTATGCGTCGTACAGAATGCCATGTGTTTCTAAGGCTTGACGCATCGCCAGTGCTTTTACAAAATCGCTTAAATACTCTCGTTTATGCAAAATTTCTGGCTCTATTGCAACTGCTTCAATAATTTCATTGATAGCTTCTCGTAATTGTACCACAGCTTCGTGGTTATTACCGGGCAATCCATCAAAGTCTTTAATGTATTTCTCAATCATTATATCAGGAATTTCAATTTCAGTTCCTAGACAAACTATTTGCATGGGTACCTTTCTTATAATTGTAATGTTACCATGACTAAACCTACATTCCCTAGAGCGTACCCTAAGAATGAGATTCCCATGCCTACTTGGCCTTTCATAAAAAATTGTATTGCAACAATCGTATAAACGACACCAATAAATCCAATTAACCAAGAGTTCATTTAAAGTCATCCTCAGCGGTTTCTTTAACACGAACCAATTTTGGTTGTCCTTCTGGACGTAATACCAAATCACCTAACCAAGCGGTTACTTGTCCTTTTGGCCCTAGCTTTTCTAATGCTGCAATAGATTTAAGTTTGGGTTGTTCCCAAATAACTTGGGCGTCCATACCTTTTTCTACAAGCACAGTAGCGGCTAAAGCATGGTCGCTAATTTTGCGATGTGTTACTGTGGTTGTTAGTTTAAATCCAGGTGGCACTGTGTTACATGTAACGGCTTTATCTAAAGCGTACTCTTCAATATCGTTTACCCAAGATTTTAAGTTTTGGGCTTTGATAAGGACTTCGGCAACTTCTTCTTCGTTGAGGAGGGGCGCGGCTTTGAACTCGAGACGGGCGAGTTCTGTGTTGAAATCGCTGCGCGCTCTGCACGTCGCTTTAGCACGGCAGAATTGGCACCATTCGCCTGGGAGGAATTCGCCTGAGCCGCTCCACGCTTTCTTGGCTTTTGGCTTGACGAAGTAATTGGCCCAGTCGACAAGTTTACTGATGCTGGTACCATCGGTACTGATACTGTCAAGTCGGGGCTGGTGGATCGTGTAACTGACTTCTTTGATCTCTGGCCATTCTTCTTTGAACTTGGCGTAGGCTCCGAGGGCATAGAGTCTAAGTTGCGGGTTATCTTGCGCATAGACCGGAACGCCTCTTCCGAACTTGAGGTCGATGACACGAATGGAGTGCTGAGAAAGTATAACCACATCGGCTGTACCAAAGCCGTCAGGAACCCATTCAGAAAAGTCGACACGCTGTTCGAACAATGGCGTGTCAGCCTCACCAATTTGAGAACGAACGTATAGTACATAATTATCAACGTTAGCTTCAAAATCTTCACGTTCGTCAAAAGTGTAGTCTTTGTAGATTGGGTGGGTCTTGATAATTTCGTATTCACGTTCATATTCTTCGTGTCCAATTTGGTTAAAATGAAGGCGCAGGCGAATTTCACCCAAAGAATGGGCAAGTGTTCCCTCGGCAGAAAAATCAATGCCATTGGAAGAGCGCTTTTGTTCGGGAAGTGTTGCTTCTAAACGAGCTGAAGGGGTGCAAGAAAGCCACCGTTTAGAGCCAGAAGCAGATAAGAGGGCATGTGCAGTCAAGTTATTCTTTCAATTCAAGTTATTGAGGTTTCCATTATACTTACTAATACGCAAAAAAGCCACCTCTTGGGTGGCTTTTTAGTAAAAATTAAAAAAATATATTTTTAGGCTTTTAGGGCGGCAATCAATTCTGCAATTTCTTTATTGAAATCCACCTTGGTTTCCACTTTAGCATCTAATTTCACATCGCGGGATTCTTTGTAGGTGTCTTGAAATTGACCACGAACTGCTACTTCTACCATACGGGTATTGAAGTTTTTATTTTCAGCATTAGCAAGCATTAGACGCTCCCAATGAGCTTGACTATGTACCAAAGCCATATCAAGAGCTTCAGCAAACTCTGGATGGTTCTTTTTCATTGTTTCGGCAGCTGCTTTGGTGATACCTAAATCAGACCATATCATCTTTTGAGATGCACCTTGCTTACCTAGCTCGATCATACGATCGCACATTTGGGGTTCAAATTTGTATTTTGTTTGGGGTTTTTTAGCTGCCACACTTCCACCTTTTTAGTGATGCTGCCTTGCGTGTTGGTTTGCCGTTCTCGTCCTTCATCGGGCCTTTTACGCCAGACATACGAGCACAAAATGAATCTTTACGTGCACCGCCTTCAGGCTGTGGTGCTTTTAAATTGCTGCCAGTAGCTTTGTTATAAACAGCACGACCTTTGGCGGTAAGCCCAGCGCCCTTAGACGCAGGCAGCTTTTCACCGCGGCCAATTGCAAGCGATACATTTTTCTTAGTTGCCATTATTTTTTAGCGGTCTTTGCAGACTCTTTAAATTGTTTTGCTGTTGGAGCGCCTTTGGCGCCCGGTCTGCGCATTTTCTCGTTGGAGCCAGCTTTGATGCGCTCTTGTTTAGCGTGGATGTTTGCGTACAAACCGGGTTTAGTTGCCATATATTCCTTAAAACAGTTTAGGGGTGACCAATGGGATTTGAACCCATTCTAAGACAGTCACAATGTCTGGTGCTACCATTACACTATGGCCACGCCTAAGCTGTCTTGCTTAGCGTAGTTACGATGTCGAAAGGTAGTTTTTTGGTTCATTGTGAAGTTAAAATATTACTGAAACGCCAGCTAATTTCTTAGCCACGTTAGCCAGTTCTTTTGTTGTCTGACCGCTGATAAAGGTATTGATTTCAATAGCCTTATCAATGATCTCTTCAGTTGTTGGGAACTGAGGAGCCAATTCTGCAGCCTCTTTAGTTGTTTTGTTTAACACTTCCCACGCCGCCATGTTGGCTTCGTGCTGCTTGATCATCAAGTCTTTAGCTGTGTTAAAAATAGAAAAGCGTAATTCAAATGGTGAAACCATGGTAAATCTCCTGTGTGTTGTGGTGTGTGTAAATGCCCGCATTTTGGTACAAAATCCTCACTGTCTTGGGTGTTGTGAGAATGCCAGTGTTCTATGAAGGCGCGCTGGCAGCCTTTGGCCTTCTTTACGGCCAGAGTGGGGTTAAGGAGCGTCTCACGACGTGTCCTATATTTACTAATACGCTTTTTTGAAGCCTTCCGCCCTAGTCCGGAATAATGATCTTGCGGACCGGCTTTTCCTTTTTCTTTTGCTCTTCTTCCATCATCTTTCTGAAGGTTGGCATCATCTCATTGACAATCAGCTTGGTCATTGCCTCTGCCTTGAGCCGGTCTTCCATCTCTTTTTCTTCGCTGTTTCGCTTAGTTCTCTCATCCACCGCGTTTGCAATGTTGTTGCCAAACTTGCGGTGCTTTAAGAACTGGCGGATGAAATTTTCATCACTCATCTTTTGTTTCCAGTAATGCCTTGAACTGGGGCTCACCTTGCTGCTGGATTAGCGCAATCAATCCGGCTGATGCAACGTATGGTGCCTGCCCAAGGATGTGCAGGATTGCATTGGTTTGTTTTACTGTGAATTTAAATTCAAGGATCTCGTTTTCCAACGGGTCTGATTGTTGTACTTGTTCTGTCATTTTTTACCTTTCTTTTTAATTGGGAACATTGCCTCTCTTGCTGCTAACTTAACTGGGTCTGTGCAATATTGATCTAATTCCATTTTGCGGTAGTACGTATCCATTAGCTTTTCCATTCGCATGTCGTGAAGTGCCTTGATACCAAGTAGTGCTGTGGCCACTTCATCTTCTGTCATTGGTCTGGGCGCGTCACCATGGTGCTTGTACAGCAGATCAATGTCTTCGCTGGTTTGCCACGCCACCATGATGGCTGATTCTAAGTCTATTTGGTTATTCATTTCATCCTCTTCTTAGCTTTTTTAAGTTCTGTTGCAAAGTCTGCGCTAAACCATTTACCTACGATTTCAAGGGCCGGCATCATTTCTTGATACGCCGCCACATCATCTTCGTGATTGACGGCACCACTTTTTAGCATTTGCTTCATGCTAACATAAGAATCTGCCAGCACATTTACCACAATCTGGTCCGCAAAATCATCATCAATTTCTACAATCATTTTCCACACTCCTCTATTTTTGTTCGTTTTGTAATTTCGCGGTCAATATACCAACGCGCCTTGCGTAGGTCTTCAACTGCGTCTCGTTTTAAATCA